ATGGGCTTTCATGAAATGGCCGCCATCGACAAGCGCCACCGCGAGGAAGTCGGGTATCGGCCCCGGCCCAATCTGTCCGGCCGGGCGCTGGACCTGGCGGGCGCGATCCGTCCCTCGCACAAGATCAAGCCGGTTCTGGATAGCCGCTATCTGGTCAAGGGCTGGCTGGATCGCGGTGCAGCGTCGGTTCTCTACGGCGACAGCAACGTGGGCAAGACGTTCTTCGCGCTCGACCTGGCGGCCCATGTGGCGGCCGGGGAGGACTGGCACGGACACCGCGTCCCTTCGGGCGAGAAATGGGCCGGGCCGGTGATCTACGTCGCCAGCGAAGGCGGGACCGGGATCAACAATCGCCTGGAGGCGATGCGCCGCACCCAGCCCGAGTTGATGCAGCGCGTGGACGCAAACGGCGACCTCTGCATCCTGTCCGCGCCGATTGACCTCTGCACGGCCGAGGACGCGGCCTATCTGGCCGAGGCGATCAGCGAGGAGTTCGACAACAAGCCGTCTCTGATCGTGGTAGACACGCTGGCCCGCGCGATGGGCAACGGTGACGAGAACACCGCGAAGGACATGGGGCAGTTCGTCCGCAACATCGACCTTCTGCGCGAGGCCACCGGCGCGCATGTCATGGTGATCCACCACAGCGGCAAGGATGCCAGCAGGGGCGCGCGTGGATCGGGGAGCCTTCGGGCCGCAGTCGATACCGAGATCGAGCTGACGCGGGCCGATGGCATCATCATGGCCGAAGCGCGCAAGCAGCGGGACATGGCCTGTGACGGCGTGTTCGCCTTTACGCTCAAGTCTGTGTTCCTCGGAATGGATGATGACGGGGATCGCGTTACCTCGGCCGTGGTCGAGCAGACGGACATTCAGCGGACGGACAAGCGGCAAAGACTGTCCGGCCGTGCCCAAGTCGCGCTCGACACGCTCAAGGAAGTCGTCGCGGACAAAGGGCGGATCATCAAATCGCCCAATCTGCCAAACGTGCCCGTTGTCGAGATGAACGCGTGGCGCGCGGCCTGTGACCGCGTGGGCCTGACGGACAGCGACGATCCGAAGACGCAAGCCCGCATCTTCCGCAGGCACCGCGACACCCTCATGGACAAGGACCGCATCCGCATCTGGGAAAGCTATGTCTGGCTTGCGGACAAGGCGGACAGGCAGCGGACACCTGCGGACAAGTCCGCGACGCAGGCGGACGGACACGGACACCCCCCTATAAGGGGTGTCCCTTGTCCGGCCACGTCCAGCACGTCCCACGACCCGAACCCTTCCCAAGCCAACACACCGCTTCCGCAGGCAGGCGCGCGCATCCCGCTGCCTGACCCAGACACCTTCGACCCGGAGATGTGGCGATGACCTACACCCGCACCCCGACGCTGGCTTCGCCCGTGAGCCTGGACGACGCCAAGCAACACGTCCGCGTCCTGGCTGATGACGACGATCTGCTGATCCAGAAATACGTTCTGGCCGCTGCCCGAGAGATCGAGGCTTATTGCGAGATCGCCCTGACGCGGCAGACGATCAGCCTGACCGTGCTGGCCGAGGGCGAGGCCGACATCATCGCCCTGCCTGTCGGGCCGCTGGCATCGGATGCCGAGGTGACGATCAACGGCGTTCCTGCCGGGACCGTCACCGGGCGCATGTGGCCGAGCATCACCCTGCCCACCGGCACCACCGGCCATGTCGTCATCAGCTACGACGCAGGCTTCGGTGACGACGCCCGCAGCGTCCCCGACGACCTGCAACTGGCGATCATGGAGCAGGCCGCGTTCACCTATGACAACCGGGGCAGCATGGACGTGAAGCCCGGCCTTGTGCCTGCGGCGGCGCGCATCGCGGCCCGATACAAGCGGGTGCGGCTGTGAGCGGATACAAGCCCACCGGCAAGCCACGCGGCAGGCCCCGCAAGGATGGGCTTCCAAGCGGCTCTGTGGCGGCTCTGGAGGCCGACAAGCAAGCGCGGCGTCAGGGACACGCGGCGCGGCGCAAGGCGGCTGTGGGAGTCGCTGCGGCGCTGTCTGGTCCCAATGCCGGGACTTCGGCGGTAGAAGGATACCGGCGTCCACCTGTTCCTTTCCCTCTCCCGAAAAAATCCGGGGAGGATCTGGCCGATCAGGCGATTGCCTTCCTTGAGACGCTGACCGTTCCAGAGGGTCCGAAGGCGGGCGAACCTCTGCAACTGGCCGAGTTCCAGCGCCGGTTCGTGCGCGGCGCCCTGGCTGACGGCGTGATGGTCGCCTGCTTAAGCATCGGAAGGGGCAACTCTAAGACCGCCACTTCGGCGGGCCTCGCCCTGGGCAGCCTCATGGGTGTGTGGGACAGCCAGCCCAAGCGGGAAATCCTGTTCGCCGCCCGGAACCGCGATCAGGCGCGCACCGCCTTCAACTTCGTCACCGGCTTCATCGACGGGTTGCCCGAGGAGGAGCGCGAGCAGTTCATCATCCGGCGCGGGTCCAAGCTGGAAGTCGAGTATCCCGGCAATGGCGGCGGGCTGATCCGGGTTATCCCTGCGGATGGCAAGTCGATCCTGGGCGGCGCCCCCACGCTGGCCCTGATGGATGAAAGAGCGGCTTGGGAACGGGAAAAGGGCGACAACCTCGAAAACGCCATCCTCTCTGGTCTGGGTAAACGTGACGGCCGGGCGCTGATCTTGTCAACTAGCGCGCCTGATGATGCGAACACATTCAGCCGTTGGCTCGATGATCCGCCCCCCGGAACCTACGTGCAGGAACACCGGCCTGCGTTCGGGCTGCCTGCCGATGATCTGCCGTCGCTGCTGGAAGCCAACCCCGGCGCGGTCGAGGGCATCGGCGCATCCCCGGAATGGCTGGTGGCGCAGGCGCGGCGGGCTATCGCTCGAGGCGGCTCTGCCCTGTCGAGCTTCCGCAACCTGAACCGGAACGAGCGGGTCTCGACCGAAGATAGGTCCGTCCTTGTGACGGTGGACGAATGGCTTGCATCCGAGGTGGACCCCGACGACCTGCCCCCGCGTGAGGGACCGTGCATCCTGGGCGTGGACTTGGGCGGTTCGCGGTCCATGTCCGCAGCGGCGTTCTACTGGCCGCAGACGGGCCGCCTGGAGGCTCTGGGCACCTTCCCCGGCAACCCCGGCCTTGCGGATCGCGGCGCGGCTGACGGCGTGTCCGACCGCTATGTGCAGATGCAGGAACGCGGCGAGCTGACGGTGATGGGCGAGGCCACGGTGCCCCCCGGTCCCTGGCTGGCCGAGATCGTCCGCAAGCTCGACGGCATCACCCCGGCCTGCATCGTGGGCGACCGCTTCCGCCATGCCGAGTTTACCGAAGCGATGGACAAGGCGGGCCTGCGTGTCCCGTTCGTCTATCGCGGCTTCGGCTGGAAAGACGGCAGCGAGGACGTTGAACGGTTCCGCAGGGCGCTGTTCGACGGCGAGGTGAAGGGCGTTCCTTCGCTGCTGCTGCGGTCGGCGTTCTCGGACGCCGTCGTTCTCAATGATCCGGCTGGCAACGCCAAGCTGGCGAAGGCCCGGAGCCTCGGCCGCATCGACGCGGCGGCGGCAACGGTGCTGGCGGTGGCGCAGGGTCAGCGGATGCTGGCGGCCCCCACGCGGAAAGCGAGGGTGGCATGGGCCTGAGAGACTACACCCGCCACTCCAAGCGCATCACGCGCGGCCCGCGCTGGAAATCCGTCCGCATGGCTGTGCTGGAGCGCGACGGCTTCAAATGCGTGGACTGCGGCAAGAGCCGGGGCCGCCTGGAGTGCGATCATGTCGTGCCCGTCCGGCTGCGGCCCGATCTGGCCTATGCCCCGGAAAATTGCGCCATGCGCTGTCCTAGCTGTCACTCGGCAAAGACTCGCATCGAGGTCGGGAACCCCCCGCCTTCGTATGACCGCCACGGCTGGCGGAAGGCTGTCAACGACCTGACGGCCGACACCAATCCCCTATCGAGCAAACGAGGACACAATGCTTGATTCTGTGAAGATCGCCCGGCGGCAAAGCGAAATCCGCCAGCAACTCTCGGCCCTGGTCGGCAAGCCCGATCCGAGCGAGGATGAAACCCGCCAGATGGAAGCCCTCGACGGCGAGTATCGCACCAACGAAACCCGCTACAGGGCCGCCCTGACCGCCGAGGACACCGAGCGGCGCGAGGCCGGGGCCGACCTGGACACCCGCGCCGGGCGGCAGTGGGATGATCTGGTCGCAGGCTTCGAGATGCGCCAGATCGTCGCCGCGCTGGAGGAAGGCCGCAGCCTGTCGGGCCAGACGGCCGAGATCGTGTCCGAGATGCGGAGCCATGGCGGCTATCGCGGCTATCCCATTCCGCTGGCGGCGCTGGAACAGCGCGAGCTGGTCGCGGGCACCACCACGAGCGCGGACGTGCCGAAGCCCGTCACGATCCGGCCGCTGATCGACCGCATCTTCCCGGCCAGCGTGGCGTCCCGCCTCGGCGGCGAGGTCATCAACATCACGTCCGGGGCGGTCGCCATTCCCGTCGCCACGGCGGGCGCGATTGCCGGATGGGCACCGACCGAAGGGGCCAACGTGCCGGGTCCGCAGCCGTTCGACTTCGCGGAGCGGATGCTGGAGCCGGATCACACCCTTGGCGTTCACATGCGGATCACCCGCAAGGCGCTCAAGCAGGCGGGCGACGGTCTGGAAGCGGCGATCCGGCGCGACATGAACGCGGCGGTGCAGACCGAGCTGGACCGCGCGATCCTGATGGGCAGCGGGGCCAACGGCGAGCCTTTGGGCATCATCACCGGGGCGGATACCTACGGCATCACCGAGACGGCCGTGGGGGCTGCGGCAAGCTGGGCGGCGTTCCGCGCGGCGGCGGTGGCCTTCATGGACGGCAACCTGGTCAAGTCGCCGGGCGACATTCGGATGGCCTTCGATCCGGCGATCTGGGCGGACCTGGATGACGCGCTGATCGCGGGCACGGCCGTGTCGCAGTGGGACCGGCTGGTGAAGCACGTTCCCGCCGGCCAGATCGCCCTGGCCCCGACGCTGCCCGAGGGCACGGCGGTGCTGACGACGAACACGGGCGGGATTGCCCCGTTTTATGTCGGCATCTGGGGCGGGCTGGACCTGATCCGCGATCCTTACTCGGACGCGCAGTCGGGCACCCTGCGGCTCACGGCGCTGATGACGGCAGATGTGGCCGTGGCGCGCGGGTCGCAACTGGCGATCCTCACGGGCATCGGTGAACCCTGATGCTCTGGGGCGGTCACAACGGCAGCCTGGAGCTGCGAGCCGAGGGCGGGACCACCCGCCTTCACGCCACGTTCCCTTATGGGGCCGAGGCGGAAATCGCGCCGGGGCGGTTCGAGCGGATCGCCCCCCGCGCCTTCGCCGCCCGGATCGAGGCGGGCGAGGATATCCACCTGCTGGCCGGTCACAGCTACGACCGGCCGCTGGCGTCCCGGTCGGCGGGCAACCTGCGGCTGACCGATGGCGATGACGCCTTGACCGTGGAAGCCGAGATCGAGGAAGGCACCACCTGGGCGCGGGACTTCCTGGCGGCTTATCGGGCTGGCCTGATAAAAGGGCTTAGCCCCGGCTTCCGTGTTCCCCGTGGCGGCGAGCGGATCGAGCAACGGGGCGCAGGCGTCCTGCGGACGATCACGGCGGCCGAACTGTTCGAGGTCAGCACGGTGACGCGGCCTGCTTACAGCCAAGCGCAGATCGAGGCGCGGGCCTGGGAGACGCATCAGGACCGCCAGCCGGTTCGCGTCCCCGTCTATGCGCTCAACCGATGGAGGGCATGATGGGGCTGATGAGCTTTTTCCGGCGGAACCCCGTTCCCGCGCGAAACGAGGTCGAAACCCGCGCCGTGGCGATGGGCTACACGGCCGATCTGGTCGCGGCCCGTCATGAATGGCTGTCGGGGCGGTCCAACGTGGCCGAGCTGACGGCGACGGTGCAATCCTGCGTGTTCCTCTGGGAAAGCGGCTTCACCCTGGCGGACGTGAAGGGCACCGACATGTTGGACCGGCGGACGCTGGCGATGATGGCCCGCGCACTGGCTTTGCGGGGTGAGGCGGTGTTCCTGATCCGCGACCGGCTGGTGCCCGTCACCGATTGGGACGTGAAAACCCTGCATGGCGAGCCGCGCGCCTATCGCGTGAGCGTGTCGGAGATCGGCGGCGGCACGTCCCAGACGGTGCTTGCGGGCGAGGTTCTTCACGTCCGCATCGGATCGTCGGCGGTGACGCCCTGGGCCGGGACCGCACCCCTTCACCGGGCGTCCCTCTCGGCCGAGCTGCTGCAAGAGGTCGAGGGCGCCTTGCGCGACGTGTATCGGGACGCCCCCTTGGGGTCGCAGATCGTGCCATTGCCCGAAGGGTCCAGCGAGGACATGGCCGCGATGCGATCCGCCTTCCGGGGCCGCAGGGGGGCCACCCTCGTCATCGAGGGCGTGGCTCAACAGGTCGCAGCCGGAATGCACCCGCAGCTCGGCCAGCGGCCCGAGGGCCTGACCCCTGACCTGCAACGGGCCATGACCACCGAGACGCTGGAGGCCGCGCGAGACGCGATCCTGATGAGCTACGGCGTCCTGCCTGGGCTGCTGAACCGCAGCACGACCGGACCGATGGTCCGAGAGGCGCAACGACACCTCGCGCAACTGGTCCTGCAACCGATGGCGATGCTGGTCGCGGACGAGGCCACGGCGAAGCTCGGGCAGCCGGTCAAGCTGGACGTGGTGCGGCCGATGCAAGCCTTCGATCACGGCGGCAAGGCGCGGGCGTTCGGCGCGATGCTGCAAGCCTATGCCACGGCCAAGGAGGCCGGGCTGGACGGCACCACCCTGCAAGACGCGCTGCAATTCGTGGACTGGCAGGACTGACGAGACAGGGCGCGGGCGTGCCCGGCGGTTATCTTTCCCGCCTATCGCCTGGGACTAGACGGTGAGTGTCCCGCTTCGACATGGCGAAGAACCCCGTCAAGGCGCGGCCCTTGCTTATCCTTCGGGGGCGCGGCGCAGGCTGGCACGACTAGTAACCGGGGCCATCCGCAGCGCGTGTAAGCGCATCGCCCGCGTCAGGGCAGGGGCCGGTTGCAGCGGGATGTTGCGGCCGGCCCCGAACTGTTTGCGCGCGGGCGCGTGGGGCGGACCGTAGCGGGAAGTGCCACTTGCCGACGTTAACACTTCGGATCAGTCGAAGGTGGAGGTCCAGCCCGGTTCGACTTCCTCAACCAAAATGAACACGTCAAAGCCGTTCGCCTCAACGCGCAGTAGTCGCTCGATCACCCTGTAATAGTGATTCCGCCCCTTAGTCTCACCTGACAGCTGGGACCATGAACAGAGAGTATCACCCGGCATGAAGGCGGGCGGATGATCCATCTCATGGAGATCAAACTCATGCAGTGGGGCAGGATCGTAGGCGCCGCCGGGGTTTTTGACATAAACCCGAGTGGAGTATGAGAGCGATTTTGCAGCCATAGGATTGCCTCATCGGTTACTGGCAGGGGTGCGGCTCACTGGAACGAGTCCGAAGACCTCTAGGACGATAGCTTGCGGCTTCGGCCTGAAACAAGCTTGCCACCAGCTTCTTTCGGAAAAAAAGCAAATGGGGTTGCAATGCCGCGTCATTTGTGGAATATACCAATGGAGGGCTTCGGAGGCACAACATGACTACTCCCGGCGAGATGGTGAAGCAGGCGGCAGCCGCCTTGGGAGTGCCCGAGATCACGCTGACGCAGATTGACCGAGAACTTGCCGCGAACGGCCTGCGCGCGAAGGGCGGCCGGGGACGAAGCGCCGCGAAGATGGATTCCGGTGACGTAACCAACCTGCTCATCGGGGCCGCAAGCGGCGCGATCATCAGGGAGACAGCCGAAACGGTGCGGACCTATGCTCACCTTTCCGGCAACCCCGCTCGCAAGTGGGGGCTGGAGGGGTTCTCGCTGCCCACTGTGCAGGCTCTGCCCGAGAATCACACGTTTGGCCAAGCCTTGAACGCCTTTGTCGCAAGCGCGGCCGCTGGCGAGTTCAAAAACGCTTACGACGCATTGCCGAAAAAGGAAGTTCAGGGCCGAGTGATTCCGCAGCTATATCAGGCGGAGTTTAGACTACACGGGCCGTCGCCGCAGGCGGTTATTCGCCTTTTTGTTGGCGGGAAGTTCAACGAAGAACATCACTACAACGCCGGTCCCCAGGAAGGCGACGACATCATGGCGTGGGCCGAGCGGTATCAGCGCGAGTTCGAGCGCAAGGGCTACGGCGACCTTTCGCGCGTCTATTACTTCACTGATAGCACCATCAAGAAGATGGGGCAGTTCCTGCGGGGCGAGGGCTGACGCATGGCCGCCCGTCCCGTCACCATCCCCAAGAACGAGTTGGCAGGCTACGCGCAAGTAATGCGCGAGGCCAACATCGAGCATTGGACGGTATCGGCCGAGCGACCGGACGGAACGCGAATCACCATCACGGCGGGCGCGGCGTCCAGCGGCCCCAACGAAATCGACAAGATGCTGGGGCTGGCATGAGCAAGCGCAATCCCTTCCCCGGTGCGACCATCGTTGACGACCCGCGCGGCGGCAAGCGCATCCGCCTTCGCAAGACAATCAAGGGCCGCAAGATCGACTGCTATCTTCCCGGTCCGTGGGCTTCGCGCTCAATGGTCGAGGCTTACAAGGCGGCGATCACGGGCACGTTCGAGCCGCCTAAGTCGCAGCACTCGCGCGGCACCTTCGACCACACCATTACCGATTACTTGTCGAGCAAATCGTTCTGCGAGCTGCGCGAATCAACCCGCTATCACAAGCGGCTGCGGCTGGACTGGATCAGGGAAAAAATCGGGGCCGCGCGCCTGTCCGATCTGCAACCTTACCATGTCGAACACCTGATGGATCTGAAAGGCGGACCGACTGCGGCGAATCGCCTGCACAAGGAACTGTCCGAAATCTACACCTATGCGCGCAAACGGCTTGGCTTTACCGGCGTTTCCCCGACCGAACAGGTTGACCGCCGCAAGATCAAGTCGGGCGGTTTTCATACTTGGACTGATGAGCAGGTTGCGCAATTTCGCGACTACCACGCCAGCGGCACGGATGCGCGGATGGCGCTTGAACTCATCATCGGCACCGGGGCCGCCCGTCAGGACGCGCGAGCGATGGGGCGCATGAACATCAAGGGCGGCAATATCTGGTATCGCAGGATCAAGACCGGACAGGACGTGGAGCTACCGCTGGAATACCTGCCCGAGCTTGTGGCCGAGCTTCGCCAGCTTCCGCCGACCCAAGCCACGTTCATCCTGAACCGCGACGGCAACCCCTACACGGTCGAGAGTTTCGGCAACTGGTTTGCCGACCAGTGCCGCGATGCCGGGTTGCCGGGCGAGTGCCGCGCGCATGGCCTGCGCAAGTATGGTGCGACCCGTCTTGCGGATCAGGGTGCTTCCGAATTTCAGATCATGGCCTTCCTCGCGCACAAGACCCCGCAAGAGGCGCGGCGCTACGTCCAAGCCGCAAACCGCGTGAAGCTGGCGGCCGGCGCGCTGGCGCTGCTTCCCGGCAACAATGTCCAACACCTTCGCCCGTTGGACAAAGCAGGTGCATAACCCCATGAAAGGAAACGATAAAATGAAAACAGTGGTGAGCCCAACAGGATTCGAACCTGTGACCCACTGATTAAAAGTCAG